AGCCGCTGCGGGCGCATGGCATCCGGCGGGTGATGGATATACCCCTCAAGCAGGCGATGGCGTCATAGTTCTTGGAGATAATCACATCGTAATCTCTGATGGTAATGGCGGATACACTGGTGCTAATTCTAGCACAGGGGTAGTAGCTAAGCAGTCCGTCGAAGGAGACTTCGGGGCGGTTACAGGATATGTGGATACGGCTAAATTAGTAGGCACATCTGCAAGCGCATCAGCATCTAACGATGCCCTTAAGAACGCTAACGTGCAAGCGTTGGCCAACTCCAACCTAGTGGCCGAGGCAAGGGCCAAGAACGAAGAAGTATATCAAAAGAAACTTGCTGAGGCGGAACGGAATCAAACTATCCGCGTTCGCAAGATGAATGAGGATATTACGAAACTTGACCTTGAACGTACAGGGGACAGACTCCAACTTATCAAGACTGAGTCCGATGCACAAAAGGCTCAAATTGATGATAACGTTCGCGAGTACACCAAGGCTGTAGGGGACAAGAAACTTGCTGAGAAGAAGGCAGAGTCGGAACGATTAAAACTCGTAGCCGATACTGAGCAGAAAATCAGAGAGCTTGCCTACACACAAACAACTGAAGCATTAGATCATCAGTCCAACCTGGTGAAACTTGGACACCTTACACAGGACCAGTCCGACGCCATCTTGGCCGAACAGCTACAGGCCTATATCGACTATTCCAAGGACGAGCTAGTTAATGCACAGATGACGGCTACGCAACGCCTACAGATTGAGAAGAACCTAGTTGAGGCCCAACAAAAGCTATGGGAGATGGCAGGGCGTAACTTGAAATCTCGATTGAAGGAAGCAGCACGCCAATATCAAGAGGAAACAGTGAATTATGCTGACCTTGCGAAGTCGACCTTTGACAGTACGATGAGCAATATCAATTCGACGTGGACAAGTAATCTCGAGGCTATGGCCACGGGTACGAAGTCCTTCAGTAAAGGACTTATTAGCATATTCAAGGATATGACTAACAGCATTATCAAGATGATGGTGAACCTATCCTTCCAACAATATTTACAACCTAAGTTACAAAGCCTATTCGGTCGCGTGGCTGGAGGCATAGGAAATATAGGGATAGGACGCGGGAACGTATCTTCATTCTCTGGTGGTGGTTCCTTCCGCGCTGCATTTACTGGCAACAGTATGGGTAAGTTCGCATCCGGCGGTGTAGCGCCTACAGGTATGACATTGGTCGGTGAAAACGGACCTGAGCTCCTTCAATTCAACGCTTCACATCGTATCTATAACGCAAGCCAAACTCGTAAGATGCTAGGTGGTAATCAGGGAAATAACGTTACTGTTAACATCATCAACCAATCTGGCCAAGCCCTTGAATCTGAGCAACAAAGCTCGAGATTTGATGGAGAAAACTACATCATCGATGTAATGGTTAAGGCCGTAACAAATAATAAAGGAGGTGCGCGGGATGCAATTAAAGCAGCCGCAGGTTAATCATGGCAACATTTCCAAACATTAGATATCCAATATATCCAATTCAAGAAACTACACCGGATATGACCTATAAGGGCCAAGTGGAGAATATGACGATTATTAGTCGCCGTAAGACTACTAAGGCCTTACGGTCATACAACGTGAATTATAAGGTGCCTACCTCCGAGTACTTACGGCTAAGAGCGTTCTTTGACGAGGTCAACTGTTCGACAGTATTCGACTGGACGAACCCTGAAACGAAGGAAACTATCAAGGTACGATTCAGTGATCAGTTAGACTTCGCAGCGAATGACTATGGCATATGGGTTGGCACGGTGAAATTACAGGGGGTATAACATGTTAACACTTTCAACAGCATCTATCTTGGAGAAAAACAAAATAGACGCCACGGGTGTATGGCTCATGCTCCTTGATATTGAATACAAAGGTGATATCGTACGGCTCGTGTATAACACCGAGGATATTACCTTTCAAGGGAATAAGTATATCGCATTTCCGTTTAAATTAGCAGACGTCAACCATAACTCGACTGACCTTCCAAACGTTAAGTTGTCCGTGTCCAATGTGACACGGACTATCCAACGCCTGGCGGAGGATAATCAAGGGTTCACAGGTGCGAATGTCATTGTCCGTGTAATAAATACAAATGTACCAAATGTGTGCGAAGTAGAAGAACACTTCGTTATTACAGGCTCCGTCGCTAATGCAGAATGGATAGAGTTCACACTAGGTACGGATTTTAGTTTCACACGGCGGTTCCCATTGGTCCGCATCATGAAGGACTTTTGTCCGTTTAAGTTTAAAGGTGTTCAGTGCGGATACAAAGGCGATGAGACCGAGTGTAATAAGACTTTGTCACGATGTCGGACACTAGGTAATAGCGTTCGATTCGGAGGCGAGCCAACGATTCCACAGGGAGGTCTGTATGCATCTAACAAGTGATATGACTGACATGATTGGTACTCCATTCGAGAAGCTCAAATGTTGGGATGTAGTGGCCGAGGTGTATCGCCGTAACGGTGTTACACTTCCTAACTACACAGATATTCCTATGGACGAGTGGCGAGAGGTCAAGGAACCTACGGAGGGCAGTGTCCTAGTCTTTTCGCTAAAAGGTAAGGAACTCGACCACGTTGGCGTGTATTTAGGCGATGGTCGATTCATTCATGCTACTAAGCCAAGCGGTGTATGTATCGAACATATTTCTAAATACGTTCCTAGGCTTAAACATATATACGATAGAAAGGAGTAGCCAATGATTAATGTAGTGCTAGTAAGGAATCCGTTTAAACCGGATCAGCATGAAACACAATACCGCCCCTATAAGGCGAATAAGCCATTAAGCTTTTATGCTAAACAAGATGGCGACTGGGTATACTCCATTAATGGCCAAGAGGCTTCGCTTGATACCATTGTTAACGATGGCGATTATATCGTGGCCATGCCTCAAATCGATGGCAAATTCTTTGGAATCATCTTATCCATAGGCCTTAGTATCGCCACAGGCGGTATCGCTAGTGGTGCGATATTTGGCATCCAAAGCCTAATATGGCGCACAGTACTCTCCATGGCCATTGGCATGATTGGCAATATGCTCGTCAATAAGTTAACTCAGCCAAAGGCTGACCGGTCCCATACGGACTCCTCACAGGCTAATACCTATGGATGGGGAGGAGCAAAAACTGTAACCGGGCAAGGGTACCCTCTAGCCGTTACGTACGGCCGTATGAAGAGCGCAGGGCTACTCTTATCTCGTCACATTATCAGTGACGGTGAAAAGCAGTACCTCAACCTCTTATATTGCGCCGGCGAAGGCGAGTTATCCAAAATTGAGGATATCCGCATCAACGCCAATCCAATTAGTAACTACCAAGATGTACAGGTGGATATACGCCTAGGTACCAATGACCAAACCGTTATCCCTAACTTCAACGATAACTATGCGGACCAAGTACTCAATTACGAATTAAAAACCGGATGGAGTACGCAACGTGTACAAGGGGATGCGTGCAACGCTATCGAGTTAACTATCAGCTTCCCTAACGGCTTGTATTACTCCAATGATACAGGCGGTATGGATGCTACATCGGTTACTCTTGATGCTGAAATCCGGAAAGTTGGGGCGGACGAGGAGTGGCATAAGTTACCACTCTCCAATCAAAAGGGTATGCAAGCCTTCGTTAAGAAATCCGGAGACGGATGGTCCTTCACTCGTCAAAAGTCTGATGCGGAAATCGCTGAGGGTGACTATAAGGGCAAGGTCACAGAGGCTACTAACACCGCTTTCTATCGTGTGTATCGATTTGATAACCTCGATAAGGCGCAGTATGAAGTCCGTGTTCGTTGCTCCAGTAAGGACGGTAGCTCTATTCGATACAACAATAAAGTGTACTGGAACCAGTTAACGCAGATTATATATGATGACTTCGTACATCCTGGTAAGGCCTTACTTGGTATTAAAGCTTTGGCCACATCTCAACTTAACGGCTCTGACCCTGAAGTATCCTGGATACAAGAACGCTCCGCCGTGTATGTGTTCAACCCGTATCAACAAAAGTACGAAGTCCAACGCGCGGATAACCCGGCATGGGCGGCGTATGATCTACTTCACATGGCCCGTAAGTTTGGCGATGAATATGTCGTGTTTGGCCAACCTCATGGACGTATGGACTACGATGCATTTAAGGCATGGGCAAACAACTGCGATAAGAACGGATTCACGTTCAACTATATCTACGACAGCGCTAGCCGATTATGGGATGCGCTCAAATATCCGGAGAACGTAGGGCGCGGTAAAGTCATTCCACAGGGGACTAGATTCACCTGTGTCAGCGACTACAAGTCGACACCGGTGCAGTTATTTACGGTGGCCAACATTAAGCAAGGGAGCTTTTCTGAAGAGTTCCAGGGTATCCAAAGCCGTGCTAACTCAGTGGAAATCTCCTTCCTTAATAAGGATAAGGACTATGAGCGTGATGTCATTCCAGTGTATGGCGATACATACGATGAATCCGATACACTTACCAACCCTGCTCAAATAGAGCTCATGGGGTGTACTAGTTTAGACCAAGCGTTCAAACATGGTAAGCACTACCTACGATGCAATAAGTACGAGGTGCGTACAGTTACTATCGAAGCTTTCACCGACGCCATAGCGTGTACGATAGGGGATATTATTCTTATCCAACATGACGTACCTGAATGGGGCGAGGGTGGCCGAGTAGTAGCTGTTACTGGTAATACTATCACTCTTGATAAGGAAGTATCGACATTACCAGGCAAGCAGTACCAACTACTGATCCGTAACAATGCTACCGATGCGGTGACTACGCTCACAGCGTTGAGCGTGATTGGCCGTAACGTAACGGTTAAGGAAACGATTGCAGTCGAACCAGGTAGCGTGTACGCCTTTGGTGAATTAACCAAAGCAGCTAAACCATTTAGGGTGCTAGCTATCACGGAAGGTGGCACAGACCTTACTCGTAAAATACAGTGTATGGAATACTATCCCGAAGTGTATACGAGCGATGATGGAACTGTTCCTGTTATCGACTATAAGTCTGAGGTTGGTAGCGACATCGAGGATATAGGCCTCGTAAGTGATGTATATGGTGCTAATGGCATTATGTACTCACGAATCGCCGTCCGTTGGCAACTGCCTCGTGATGGCAAGATAACCAACGTGGTGGTTAACTATCGGAACGCTAAAAGCGATACCTGGAAATATGTAGGGAATTTCCCCGCATCACCTAATAGCACGGAGCTATCCGATGTACTATTAGGGGCAACCTATGAGGTTAGGGTGCAAGCGATTAACGATTTAGGGCAACTCACTACAGGGGTTACCAAGGAAATCGTAATTCCTAAGATGCAAGCGCCTGGCGATGTGCAGAACCTACACGTTATTAGTCGCTACAACCTAACCGCTGATAAGAGCGTGTACTATGACCTTCAAGTGATGTTCGAACCACCTGCTAACCCTGGTAACTTCGATAGTGCTGAGGTGTGGTACAAACTGAAATCTAAGAATGGTCAAGCCGTCACAGGTCAAGATTGGCAGTATGCGGGTAGCAGTAACAGCCAGGTCATCATCAAGGCGTTAGGCCCTGGTGAAGAGTATGAGGTTAAGGCCGTAGCCGTGGATAGGTTCGGTAATCGCGCAGATACCGCTCAGGTAGTTGACGTAGTAGTTAAGGCCATGGACGAAGTACCGGACATGCCTAAGAACTTTACTGTATCCTTCAAGGACCACGCCACCGCATCATGGAACGATGTTCTTAACGCTGACGTAGACTACTACGAACTTCGCACGGATAATGACCCTGGCAAGGATACCAACGCACTCCTTGCGAAGGTGAAAGGTACATCAGCTAACTTACCACTTACGAACCGAAGTGGAACCGTGTACTTGTACGCACGAAGTACGCTAGGTAAGTACTCTACGCCGGCAACATATTCGTATAACTTGCCACAGTTAGAGGCGCCTACGTTTGAGGTGAAAGACCAACTCGGAGGATTCAGCCTGTACTTTGGGGCGAAGCCACCACAGGCATATGTAATCCGTTGCCACGTTATTGGTGATGATCGTACAGACGATTTAGAGACAACGTCTAGTATGCTCACCTACTCCAATAAAGCCGGGGTATATCGCGTGCGGTGTGAATATGTCGATGTGTTTGGTAGTAGCTTAGTCGCTGAGAAGTCGGTCACTATTAAGGACAGAGTTGACAAGAGCCTACTTGATGCGGAAGCATTAGGGCTAAAAGCTATGGACGAATCAATTCAAGCGATGAACGCTGAAGTTGGAACGATGAAAACCTCTGTGAATGGGTTTGCATCTAAATTGGTTCAACTCGATAAGGGCATTACCCAAAAGGTAACTGACCTTAATACGAACTTATCTGGCCAAATTACTACACTGTCTGAGGGTATCGACCTTCGTGTGACACAGGCTATCGGCAGTCTAAACGGCACGGAAATTGTTAGCCGGATTAACTTATCGCCTGAAGGTACTCGAATCGATGGCAAGTTATTACACGTAACCGGCCAAGCACTGTTCGAGGATAACATCATCACGGAGGGTATGCTCCAAGCCGACTCTGTAAGTGCAGATAAGATTCAAGCCTTATCTATTAGTAGTGATAAACTTCAAGCGGATAGCGTTACCGCAAATAAGCTAAAAGTAAATAGACTAGACACTATTACGGCAACCATTGGCACGCTCCGAACTAAGACGAGTGGCGCTCGTGTTGAGATATCCGATAACTTAATTCAAGTGTTCGATGATAACAATGTGCTGAGAGTGAGGTTAGGTCTATGGGACGACTAATTAAGTGGTTAAAAGAAAAGCTGATTTCGTTATTTAGAAAGAAAGGTGATACTGTGCCAGCTGGGATACAAGTATTTGATAAGAAGGGAACGGAAATCATTTCAATTACGGACAGATTAACTCGAATCGTAGGCGTAAAACGATTTGACACTATTGAAGCTAGCGGTCGCGTAACGTTAAAGTTAGCCAATGGGCAACATATTTGGTATTTCTTTAACTCCTACACGGATGATAATGACGGTAATGTTATGCAGTTTACTAACCTATATGACCTCACAGTAACTGATGATACTATTTCTTGGGCGCTACATTCAGACGCTGAGCAGTATAAAGGCCGACCATGTAAAATTGCATTAGTATATGGGGTGATGTGAGATGAATTACTTTGAAATCAGAAACGCAGACGATATTTTGACGATTAACGATAGCGAATCATGCTTATATCTAAAGTATCGGATCAATTTAAAGAACTTACCTCTACACGACAGGAGGGTGGAATCGGGATTTGAGTATTTATATAAAGGCGACGGTATTGCATATATTAATACTCCTAGGGGCACGTATCAGGCTGCTATGTATATCCCTATTCGTTTAAGAAAGCCGGATGAGTATTACGCGTATGCATTATCCTGTAGCGCTCCTCTACGGCATGTGCGCCTTACAGAAATTCGTAATCAAAGACACCCGGATAGAATCGACCACTGGACAAATTACTTACAGGTGACATTTGAATGTGATCGCGTTGAGGATATTCGTAAGATTACCGATTCTATTGAAATCTATGTATACTCTAGCCGGATGCCTAAAACAGGTACTTCAGGGCTAGAGGTATTCGATAAATACGGCGTACCTATGTATAACAGCAACTTACCGACTCTTCGCATTGCTCAGATTATCCGTAAGGAATTTAACAGCGATACGCTTCTTAGTAAGGTCGACTATGAAATGGGTACCATTAAATTCCAGGGAATTAAGAAACCTGGTATGTGTTATGTATATCCTATCTTAGATATTCACACCCCCACAGGCGGGTATGCTCAGCACTATATCAACTGGAACGGCGATAGCGTGATAATTGATACCAATTATAGGGGGGAAGTAGGTACACCGCTAGACCCTCAATCTGTCAAAACTACACAGGTATTAATCTGCGAACTAGATGGGACTGAGAACGTTCCTTCAACCGACGAAATGGAAATCTGAGGAGGTCTATATGGTAGAACAAGATATCACATTATACGCGGGTCAGGACTTCAGTATGACCTACGTCGTACCACCTGGCTCCGATATGGACCTAAGTCAATATGAGGCCGTGTGCAAAATTCGTAAACGGCCCTATGATGATATGAAATTAGAGTTAACACCTGTGGTACAGTCTAAACAGGTAGGGTTCTTCATCAGCGGAAAGGATTCCGCTAAGGCCCAATTAAAGGGTGGCGATTACCTGTACGATGCATTTATCTACAATGATCAGAAATGGATAAAACTTGGACAGGGTACAGTCACTATCGTTCCTGATATTTCAATGCACAAGTAAGGAGGTACTAGGTATGGAAAACGAAATAATTTTAAAACTCGATAAGGAAACTACATTGCCACTTATCGAGGGCTTAGGTAAAAGCGCCTATGCTATTGCAGTAGCTCATGGGTTCCGAGGTACTGAACAGGAATGGCTTGATAGCTTACAAGGTCCTCAAGGTGACCCCGGCCCAAAGGGTGACCCATTCCAATATGAAGATTTTACACCCGAGCAATTAGAGTCCTTAAAAGGTCCTAAAGGGGAGGACGGAGCAAACGCTACGGCTGACAATGCTCGTCAGCTATTACTACAAGGTAACGTATGGTGCGAAAGTACCAGCGTTGACGATGTACTCACCGCCTTAATCGGTAATATGGGTAAACCGTTCCCTCGTACTGAGTTTAAGCCGTTGACTGTTCCTAGTGTCATTCAAGGGCAACAAGGGGTATCTGTTACAGGCGAACCGCATTACAGCGTTAAGGTAGTCGGAAACGATACGCCTTTCACGTTAGACAGTACTGGAACTTGTAACGTTACTATTCCATCTTTAGATGAAGATGACATCAAACTCACTTACCTCAATTTTACAGGCACAAAAGTGTCAGAGCACACAATCAAAGGCAATCGAGCAGAGGTGTTGGGCGAGCCAGATAAACAGTTTGAACTTAATAAAGCCGTATACAAATTGTATGGGCGAGATCTGTATATAGATATTTCGAACATAGATGATACGCAAACTAGCGATTTAGTATACTTCTACGGCAACCTAAATCTAACAGATATAGATAAAATTTACATCTCATCTTCTAATACGAAATATCTATATTTGGATAGGGCCAACTTTACGGAATACTATTCTAGCTTAGTCAAGAATAATGACAATCAGCCTATTTTCATTAAAACAATAAACACGGTTAAGTTATTGTCATTAATGGATAGTAGCACATATCAGATAGTGCCTAAAATTGGCACGCCTTTATATGGGGCGTTCCCGGTGCAATTAATCCAAAACAAAGAGATTGTGTTCGATGAATCAACTCATAGATATGTTTGCAAGTAATTAATCAAACTACAATGGAGAACACATGCAAGTAATAACAGATTTTTTATGCGAGGCATGGCGAATGCTGACGGATTCGTTCGCTATGAAAGCCTTGCTTGCATGTGTTCGACCTGCTTAACTATTACACTTAGGGGGAGTGAATGGATATATTGAACGACATTATTCTAATGCTGATTAGCGGTGTGTCACATGAGCATATTGTCAGTATGGGAGTTATTATCATATTAACGACGATACTGTTATTCATTGACGCAGCGCAACGCATTACGGCGGAGGTGCTTAGGTACAACAAGGATAATCACAGGAACAATACACCTATTACATTACTTACAACGCTCGCATGGTATGGATGGGGAAAGGGAAATTATGTAGATGCGACTACAGGGCTCAAACGTCGGTACCTAATGAGTGAACGCTTACGATCCGATTTACTGACGAAATTATGCGTTCAGTACCCAGCTTGGATGGTCTTATCGGTAGTATTTGAATCGCTACCGAATATCCCTATTCCAAATACGGACCTTTTCATCGACCATATCATATCCTTTATGTTCATGCTATTCCCGTTCTTCTCAGAATGTTGGTCAATTATTGAGAACTTACGAGAAATGGTTGAAGATGACCTCATCGACTTTGGAAAGGTATTCCAAGGCGTATTAGAGATTATCAGAGCCTGGAGGGGCAATGGATAAGTTAGCTATCATTAACCGCATCAAGCGGTCCTATCAGTCCATCCGAATAGCTGGCATACGGCCAACTGGTGTATTAGCAACGAGGGCGCTAGTCCTCGTCATGCTAGTACCGATGATACTCGTAGTTGCCCAGTATGTTCTATCAACGATTAGAGGATATGTATCGCCTGACGCCAATCAGCTTATCGATAAGGGCATTCTTATCATTGACCATATATTTGTTCCATCGGTGCTTATGTCTATCGTCGGACTCTGTGGCATGTTCATCGATAAGAACCATAACGGGATACCAGATAAGTTAGAGGAGCCTAATACGTTGCCTACGAACAGACCTGGCATACAACAATTAGCAGATGATGTTAACCATGACGAGAGGGGGAAATAAATGTTTAGACAAATTACAATGGACGAGTTACAGTCCTTAGCGCTAGACGCGTACGGCAAAATTGAAAAGGCATACTACCATTGGACCGGCGTAAAAGGTGGTAAGCACTTCACAGATTACCATATCAACATCGACCGAGATGGCACGATGTGGACAGATATGGAGGCCTTAACCGATTATAAAGAACACACTTACATGCGGAATAGTAACGCCGTAGGAATAGCAATTGAAGCGTGTTGGGATGCAGTAAGTGAAAATAACTTAGGTAGCGAACCACCAGCAAAAGAACAGTTGGCCAAAATGACACAAATTATGGCTGTGCTCACTATTAATGCAGGTGTGCCACTTGACCTACAGCATCAAATGACACACGCTGAGGCGGCCGATAATAAGGACGGCCTAAACCTCTATTATTTAGATCCGACTGGTTATCCTAACAACACCTATGGCCCAGACTCCAACGTTGATCGATGGGACCTCTTAGTGGTTCATGCAGGTGATGAACGATGGAGCGGTGGGGACTGGTTACGTGGCACCGCTCGATGGTGGGGCGCACAGTGGGGTAGTACGATTTAGAAAGGAGTAATTATGTATGAAACTATCAAGAACAAAGTTATATCTGCGTTTACTCTTAAGCGCGTTATTTGTGGTGTGCTTAGCGTTCTTATCATCGGTTTCGCATGCAGCCTCATCGGAGGGTACCTCGACACAAGAGCCGACTATCAGCGTACCCGTGAGCAGTTGGAACGAACTC